ATTTCATTTACATTACCTTCAGGTAATACATGGCAAACAAATAGGCCAGTTACTGCGGCAGTATCCTCAGGCGGTACAACAACTATAACAGGTAATGTAGACGGTTTATCAGTGAATGATACTGTAAGATTTATAGGCGGAGGAGCAGGACAATTTGATGCTAATTCAAATAAAACATATGAAGTACAAACAGTAGGAACAAATACGTTTACGGTTACAGAAGGAAGTGTCGCTAGTGAAGTTGCTAATAACTTAGATTATATAAATTATGGTACAGACAATACAGGCGCAAATGTACAAATATTTAGTACTAATCATGGGGTTCCACTAGGCGGGCAGTTTAAACTTATAGGAAGTACAGTATCAGGACAAGTTGCTAATGGTGATGCTACATTAATAGAAGCAGTTACAGATAATACGTTCTTTATTGCGGCGGCTGGAGCAGGTTCATCTAATGTAAGTGGTACAGCAAATGTTGTATTTGGTAGTGATACTTTAGGACATGTAACTCCTGTTAGAAGTACAGATTTAAGTAGTTTTGTAAACTTAACAGAAGCATCAGCAAATGTAAATAACAAGTCTGATGCTAAAGCATGGGAGAATTTAGCATTAGTTCCAGGCACTACTAATAGAGTATACATAACAAGTAAGGCATCTAAAACAAGTGCTCCTTTTAATTTTAGATTACATAATGACACAGCAGACACATTAGGAACATTACAACTTTTAGACAATGATTATGTATATGGTAGTAAACTGTACGATAGAAATACAACGGTCAAAGCAAAATTAGAAAATTGGCTAGAAGAAAAATTAATGGATACAGAGATAAATTTATTTGAATCTGTGTCAACTAACCAAATATATAGTGACCCAGAGCCTGGTAATATAGAATCTTATAGTGTAACAATAGGTTCTGAAAATGATGACATAGAATTTGCTAGTAAAGAAGAAGCAGAAGATTTTGCATACATTACTAACAATCTATATTTTGGTACAGTAATAGAACCATTAAAGCAAGGGTTACTTACTACAAAATTAAATATAGAATTACTTACATCTCAGGCATCAGCGGCCGGACAAGCAACAACAGACTTCACTACTACAAATGTTGCTACCATAGAAACCAGCGGAAACATAATTCAACAAGGAGTTCCATTTACTATAGATGCAACAACATTTGATACACATGTTTTAGAATATACTGTTAAGTATGACGGAACAACAGATGGTAACTATAGAAGAGTAGGCACTATATTATTAAATACTTATGAAAATGCTACTACTGGACGTTCTAATGTAATTTTACAAGATGTTGCAACAGACCTTAAGGATGTTGTAACTGGAAATTTAGAATTTAATGCAAGTTATGATGATACAACTAATGAGATATCTTTATCAACAACTAACACTACTACTTTAGAACTTGATATGAAGTTTATACAGAGGCGTTGGGTTTCCTAAGGGATAATGTTTCGTAAAAACCTATCTGGCTCAGAAAGATTACATATTTGGCGCAACGTTAGGCAGAAAACTCATAGTGATATTATAGATGTATTAGAAGAGTTTGCTACTATAGATACATTACCTAGATATCTAGATTATTACACACCTAGTAGTTGGCCCACACCTTTTGAGATAGTTAATGAAGGGTACTTATGCCAAAGCGGAGTAACATTAATCTTACTATCTACACTCATTAATAAAGGTTTCATATCTAAAGACACGATACAACTTCCTGTGATAAGTAATAACATAACAGGGACATCAGGACTGGTTATATATGATAGAGAATCAGTATATAATTTTACACCTGGTGAGATAGTTTCTTGGGATTATGTAAAAGAGAACTCCACAGTATTCCAAATTCATAACCAATTTGAATTAGCATAGAAACACATTGACATTTATATAGTTTTATATTACAATAAGATAGAAATAAATATATCTTATATAAAACAGACGAGGACACACATGCAAGTTAAAAAGAGAGACGGCGCACTTGAACCATTAGATATTGATAAGTTACATAAAGTAGTTATGTATGCGTGTGAAGACATATCAGGAGTTAGTGCATCGGAAGTAGAAATCAATAGTAAGATTCAGTTCTTTGAATCTATAGCAACAGAAGATATTCAAGAGACACTTATTAAAAGTGCCGCAGATTTAATCTCAGAAGAAACACCAAATTATCAATATGTAGCAGGTAGACTTATTAACTATCATCTGCGTAAAATGGTCTATGATAGTTTTACTCCTCCTTGTTTATGTGATATCATACAAGACAATATAGACTCAGGCTTCTATGATCCAGAGTTTGTAGAACTGTATACAAAAGAAGAAATTAATACACTACAAACTTATATCAGACACGACCGAGATGAAGTTTTAACCTATGCGGCTATGGAACAATTCCGTGGCAAGTACTTGGTACAAAACAGAAGTACTGGCGAAATATTTGAAACACCACAAGTAGCATATATGATGATTGCGGCTACATTGTTCAGCAAGTATCCAGCAGAAACTAGAATGAGTTATGTGAAGGCATACTATGATGCTATTAGTACTTTCAAAATTTCTTTGCCTACGCCAGTTATGGCAGGTGTTAGAACTCCTCAAAGACAATTTAGCAGTTGCGTACTCATAGAGACTGATGACAGTTTGGATAGTATTAACGCAACATCTAGTGCTATTGTTAAGTATGTAAGTCAAAAGGCTGGTATTGGTATAGGTGCAGGAAGTATTAGAGCAGTAGGCTCAGCAATCAGAAACGGTGATGCAACACATACTGGAGTTATTCCATTCTATAAAATGTTTCAGTCTGCTGTAAAAAGTTGTAGTCAAGGTGGAGTAAGAGGCGGAGCCGCCACATTATACTACCCTATTTGGCATTTGGAAGTTGAGGACTTATTAGTACTAAAGAATAATAAAGGCACAGAGGACAACAGAGTGCGTCACATGGACTATGGCATACAGTTTAATAAACTGATGTACGAAAGATTAATTACTGGTGGTAATATAACATTATTCTCACCACATGAAGTACCTGAATTATATGAGACATTCTTTAATGATCAAGACAAGTTTCAAGAGTTATATGAAAAAGCAGAACGTATGACTAGTATTAGAAAGAAATCTATTCCTGCTATAGAATTATTTTCTTCGTTTGTAACAGAAAGAAAAGATACAGGTAGAATATATCTAATGAATGTTGATCATGCAAATACCCATGGTTCTTTTATAGAAGACGTGGCACCGATTAAACAAAGTAATCTTTGTTGTGAAATCAACCTCCCAACCAAGCCATTATCTGACATAAATGATCCTACAGGCGAAATAAGTTTGTGTACATTGAGTGCTGTAAATTGGGGTATATTAAAAGACCTGTCTGAAATGAATAATGTATGTAATCTAGCAGTAAGAGGGTTAGATGAATTATTAGATTATCAAGAGTATCCAGTACTTGCGGCAGAACTTAGCACAATGAATAGACGTCCATTAGGAGTAGGTATTATAAACTTTGCATATTGGTTAGTGAAACACGATACAAATTATCAAGATCCTAACTTAGAGTTAGTTGATGAATGGGCTGAAGCATGGAGTTATAGTTTAATTAAGGCAAGTGCAGATCTAGCCATCGAGAAGGGTAAAATATCAGGCAACGAAGAAACAAAATATGGACATGGTATAACACCTAACCAAACATATAAGAAAGAAGTTGACGAGTTAGTTAAACACAAAGAAAGACAGGATTGGAAAGGATTGCGTAAGCAACTTAAAGAAACAGGTATCCGTAATTCAACACTAATGGCACTTATGCCTGCAGAAACATCAGCACAGATTAGTAACAGTACAAACGGTATTGAACCACCACGTAGTTATGTAAGTATTAAGCAAAGCAAACATGGTGTATTAAAACAAGTAGTACCAGGATACCCTTACTACAAAAATAAGTATGATTTATTATGGGATCAAAAGTCTCCACAAGGATATTTAAAAATAATGGCGGTACTACAAAAGTACATAGATCAGGGAATTTCGGTAAATACATCATACAATCCAGAACACTATGAAGATGAAAAAGTACCAATGAGTGTATTGATACAGGATATTCTAATGTTCTATAAGTATGGCGGCAAACAGTTGTATTATAACAATACATACGATGGCCAAGGTGAAATAGATATAAACAAAGACGATGCTACTGACCAACTTGCTATAAGTGAAGTAGACGAAGACGATTGCGAGAGTTGTAAAATATAATGACAGTTTTAAATACAAAAAATAGAGTTGACCATACAAAGGTTAAAATGTTCTTAGATCCATCAGGAGGTCCTGTAGTACAACGATATGATACACTTAAATATAAACAGTTTGATAAACTTACTGATAAACAATTAGGGTTCTTTTGGAGACCTGAAGAAGTTGATATCCTTAAAGATGCAACTGACTTTAAAAACTTATCAGATCATGAACAGCATATCTTTACAAGTAACTTAAAAAGACAAATACTATTAGATAGTGTGCAGGGTCGTTCACCTAATATTGCTCTTCTGCCTGTAGTTAGTCTTCCGGAGTTAGAAACATGGATAGAGACATGGGCATTTTCAGAAACTATACATAGTAGAAGTTACACACATATAATCAGGAATGTGTATGCAAATCCTAGTAAAGTATTTGACGAAATGTTAGATATTAAAGAAATATGCGATTGTGCAGATAGTATTACAGAAAACTATGATAAATTAATAGAATATAATTTGCTTAGAGATACCGGCAGTAAAAAATATGATCTATACGAGCATAAGAAAAGAATATACAAATGTTTAATGAGTGTAAACATATTAGAAGGTGTACGTTTTTATGTATCCTTTGCATGTAGTTGGGCATTTGCTGAACTTAAAAGAATGGAAGGTAATGCTAAAATTATTAAACTAATAGCCAGAGACGAAAATGTCCACCTAGCAAGTACACAACAAATGCTAAAGTTTTTACCACAAGAGGATAAAGACTTTGCAAAGATACAAAAAGAGTGTGCAGAAGAATGTAAGGAAATGTTTATAGAAGCAGTAGAGCAAGAGAAAGCATGGGCAGAGTATTTGTTTAAAGATGGAAGTATAATAGGACTTAATGCTGAACTATTAAAGCAATATGTAGAGTTTATCGCGGCCAAAAGAATGCATGCCGTAGGCTTAGAAAAGGTATATAATAGTGGTAGTAATCCTTTACCTTGGACTCAACAATGGATAACAGGGAGTTCAGTACAGGTTGCCCCTCAAGAAACAGAAATTTCATCATACGTTATAGGTGGTACAAAACAAGACGTAAATGAAGACACATTTAAAGGCTTTAGTTTATGATTATAGAATTAAAAAAGTTCCTCAATAAAGTAGTAACTATAAAAACATTAACAGGATTAGAAATCATAGGTAAATTTATAGGTACCGACGATGACAATAAGTTAATGGTTCTAACACATCCTAAAATGGTTGTATTAAGCAACGCAGGCGATAATCAAGACAACTCAATTGCAGTAGTTCCTTTTACATTTACGTCTATAACAGAACAAGTAGAATTCACAACAGATAAAATTTTATCTATAAGTGAAACTATAGAAGAAAGTGCTGAAGATTATTTAAGGATAGTAGAAGAAAAACCAAAAGAAGAGCCAGAAGACGATAGTTAATTAGATAAATACTATTATGGGACAATTGGCAAAAAAATATAGTTTAGTAGGACCTGGCATGGTTATGGAGCCTTGTGCAAAAACTGTCTTTTGTGAAGGAATGCCAGTATCACTGATAGGAGATTTTGTCTCACCTCACGGCGAACCCCCTCATACATCTTCTTTTATAATATCAGGTAGTTTTACAGTTTTTGTAGAAGGAAGAAACGTAGCAAGAACAGGAAGTCCTACAAGTTGTGGACACTCTGTATCATTTGGTGCTATCTCAGTTTTCACTCCTTAAAATGCCCAATCTGGTCTCCGTAAAAGGTCCCCACGCCAGAAACGATAACAATTATATTAGAATACAATGGAACATGGGTAATTCTTGTAATTACGAATGTGAGTATTGTCCTCCCCAATTACACGATGGCAGTAAGCCATGGTTAGGTAAAGATCAATATATTGATGCTATTAATAGGTTTTCTACATATTACAATAGTTTAGGTAAACGTGTTGATTATGAATTAATAGGTGGCGAAGTCACAGTTATACCTGG